GATTTTTTAAATTTTTACTAATTTTTTATTTAAAATCAAGTGAATAAAGTAGGTTTGTGAGTAAATTATATTTACAATAGATTTTTTTATTTAGAAAAAATCTACTGCTATTGTACTTGCTCTGGGTAGAGCGCAAGGCAGGTGATTTTCTTTCAGTTATACATAGGGAAAGTTATTGCATTTCTACCAATGCTAATGGGGGATTTATTTGATGCAATTAACTGAATAATCCGTCATTTATAACATATTGCGCGCAATACTTTCCCCGCCGCGCCTGCCCTCTTTGTAGGCCGTTTTTAATGCACTTGCACGATCGTGAAAAGACCAGGCTTTGCCTGGTCTTTAGGAGGTAATGCGATCCTATTCGGATCATGCATATTCATGCGCTATATGCATGCAGGGTAGGGGACTAAAGATTTTATCGTTATTTGTTATCATTTAACTCCCTCTCTCCGTCTTCTATCGCCATATCTGCCAACTCTGATATCAGGTTAATAACCACGCCAAACTCGTCTTTCGAACACTGCGCAGTACTGGCAATGTCTGCGACCAATCGAATACGAATAAGAGCTAATTCTTGTGCTCGGGAGGATTCCATTACCGCCTCTCAGTGTACTGTATGCATAACCAGTATGTTACGGGTGCAAGTTAAATAATTCCACACATTCTTTTGAAAATGCTTAAAAATTTTAATGCCTCTAGACTAATTCAGCATTTAGATGGTCTCTCAACTTATTGATAAAAATCGCTCCAATCCGCAATAGCTCCAAAGTGAATACTTTCATCCCCGAACATCATAAGTGCGCCTCGGGTCAGCGCTTCAAGCTGCCATTTTTCCGGCGCAATGCCTTTAATGGCTAGTTCATGCCGTATTTTTGGAATTCTAGCCCGCTCTGCCTGGGTAAGTCGGGCGGACGGGGCAACTTCGCGGTACTTAAACGGGTTAGCACTTCTTTGTTGACGACTTACCCGAGGCGAATCCTCCTTAACACGCGACACAATCGCCCTCACGGCGGCAGTGTCCGTCCAGTCAATCACCGCATGCTGTTCTCTAAATAATGCCTCTGCGTGGCTCCCAGCCTCTCCACCGTGGCTATTTGTTGACGCTGCGCTTTCGACCAACCCACAGTTATTGACAGGACTCCGAGGCGCGCCAGAGGCGCTTTTTAAAGTCAAAAGCTCAACGTCAATGGCAGAAGAGACAATGCGCCATTGTGTTGTTCTGGTTTCAAATACGTTGGATTCGCCCAAGTGCGGCGCGAAGATACCGACAACCTTTTTAACTTCCTCGTCATAGGCATTAAGTTGATCGGCGGTACGGCGTGCCACACGCACGGTCTGGCTGTCGCGTGGCGTATTCGCGCCGCCCTGTGCGGTGATGTAAGCAGCAAAATTGCCGACGTCGGCAGCGGCGCGCACAGCTTCCACTTCTTCGTCGAATGTCTCGGTTAGGTTGAACGAGCGAATGCGCCGGCACTCGCGATAGGTGCCCATTGCCGGCAGGCCGATTGGGTGAAACTGAGGAATACGCCACGTAGCCGCCCAGGCGGTAACCGCTGCGGCCGCATCGGAAAGCAGCTCGCCGGTTTCGAAATCACGCTCACCTTCCAGCGCGTAACCGTCGATATTTTTTGCGATGTACTTTGCGATATAATCCGCTGCGCCGCCCTTGTTCATGTGCTTGCAGTCAAAGCGGTTCTTAGCCGCCCCGCGTTCGTCACCGTCCTCTTTCATGGCGTATTTGCGCATGATGTCGATTACGGGCTGACGCTGGGCGCGCTTGGTGAAAAGCATCATGTGCCAGTGCGGTGTTGCGTCATGGTGTGGTTCAACAACGCGCATGCCGTAAACTTTAAGGCCGTTGTCTTTGAATGCGGTACGGATTTTTGCCCAGACCTTACACAGATAGCGCTGGCCATCTTTAGGCGTGTACGTCTCTTTATCCCAGTTGTGATTAAACTGAACACGCTTATCTTTACCGACTGTGCGTGTCGGGTGATATTTTGAAGGTGTGGTGATAGTCAAAAACATGCCCACGTCGCCGTTATCGGCAGCGTATTGCTCGGTAAAGGCGATGGTGTTCATCAACTCCATGCGGCGGATCTCCGGATTGGAAATGCTCGCCATCACTTTTTCTATCAGGCTGAAACGCTCGCCGGTCTCGGTGTTCTCCAGCTCACAGCTTTTCAGGTATTCAAGGTTCGACAGGCGGCGGGCTTTCACTTCGCGAATTGCCTGGATACTGGCATAGGCTGATGCTGCCTTATCTCGGCTGACTGAACCAATGGCAATCAGAAGCGCCTCGCGCCACTGCGTGCGCTGTGCTTTAAACTTCCTTTCCCACCAATCGGCATCGACCAGGCGCGACAGGCTGGCGATAGCTGAACGGGCATCCATTTTTCCTTTGCGATAACGCGCCCAAAACATTGGCTGAACGTTGAACGCCCTAGCCATGCCTGCTATCTGCCTGTAAAAACCTGTTTGAACTTGGTTATCAAAAAGCACTGAGTTATCGCCGCCACGCTGAGCGATCAACGCTTCACAATTTTCCTCGTAAATCTGCTGCAGCTGGCCGGCAACGCGCATGCACAGTTTTTTTAAATCCTTATCCTTCATGCCTGGCAGGCGGTTGTATTCGTCGGCTTCATACAGAAACAGTGCGGACGCCTCAGTATTCATGCAGTGGGCATGATTAACAGAATCGACGCGGGGTAAAATGGTGCGGCCCAGTGTGAAAACGAGGTATTTGTTTGCGGCGTGGTGGCCCTTTTCTTTCAAAAGGTATTTGTGGCGGGCAGTGAATTTCTGAGCGAGTTCATACGGCAAAGTTTTTACTTTGGCTAAAACAGCTTGCCCCTGATGGTATTCATCACGGGTAAGTTGTTTCTCCGGCCCTGCAATTGCAGGGCGCGGGGCATTCCACGGGTAAGCCCATTCAACAGCGTGGGTCATTTGGACTCGGCACCGCGATAATGCTTACTCTTCACTTCAAATATTTCCTGACAGCAAACACATCGCAAGACGCCAATTAATTTCTCACGACGCAAGGCTGGAATAGCTTCATCGCAGTCTTCGCAGAAAAATGCGGATACCGCTGCTTGCTTATTCGTTGCCACTTTAATTTGACGCTCTAAAACTTCTGCCTGGCGCGCTTGTTCTAAATCCATTGAATCGGCCATCAGTGAATCTCCCCTGATTCATTGCGAATGCGGTCTGCTTCGAGACGCAATACCTCAACAGCACCGCGTCCACCTACTTCGTTATGTACAAGGTGCGCTGCAATAGCCTCTAGCCTTGCCGCGAATATTGCCGACACATTCTTACGCTCATCTAGACGAGCATCGTTTAAGGCCAGCAGAAAACCTTCGTGAGCATCCGGCACCTGAACCTTTTCAGAGCCGATTTTTATAGGTAATACTTGAATGTTTTGCATTTGGATTTCCTGTTTTTAGGCAAAAGAATGCCCGACGCATAAGCGCCTTTTATTTTTAAAGGGGATTAATGGTTAGTGTTTATTTTGCAATCGTCTTCACTGATAAATCTTGGTAGCGAGCCTGTTAAATCAATTAAAGAATTTAATGCAGAAACCACTTGCAAGCGTTCCTTATAACTTAACTCTTGGAACTTCATATTCAAATGACGCTCTTTTAACCCAGCAATAAAGCAAATTGCCTTTCTCATATGAGGCGGACTTGTGTCAAATGTCTCCTGCGCTACATTCTTTCTAATGCCAATCATTTCTTTAATGCGGGAAATGTGCCTAATCCCTATTTCTCTTTGTTTCTTGTTAGCTAGTAACATAGGAACCTCAACTAAATAAACGTTGAATGAGTTTCTTTTTCTGAATCGGCTTTGCTGCTGCATTATATTTATGTGCAGGGTTCCAGCGTTCGCCGCTTGGTAGTTCAATCCATCCGTGGCCGAAATGGCGAGACGGGCTTTGCTGCTTTAATAATGGTGCGATTGAAATAGCCATAGCCTTTCCTTAGCTCAATCCTATCGAGGCACCCAATCCGCTAATTACTTCTGCGGTGGAGGACAAGGCAGGGTTTGAATGGATACGCGCTTGTAATGACATTCCCGCCAAAGTGAGGCAGCGGATCGCGGAATTAATGCCAGCAGTAAAAGTGCTATGGCGGGTAGCCGTCATTCGCTCACTGGATACCGCTTCGGCGGCTACGCTTCCGATTGCTGCAGTCGCTTTCATCACGTAGACCGGCAGTTGCTCGGCGGTCATTTCGTTTACTGGCACTGACGGCAAGCAGTTAATCTGAGCCAGCATCCCATCTAACAGTGTTGGGTCTTCAGTCAAATCGGTTAACAACATCAAGTCTTCAATAGTGAGCTTGTGAGCCTGCTCAGGATTTAACTTATTGCGTAGCACCTGTGCTGTAATGTCAGCCTTGGCCGCTAACTCTTTCAAATTGTGGCCAAGGGCGAACTTTCTACAGGCTTCGTCAAAGTGGTGATGTGTGGAAACTTTATAATCAAACATGATTAACTCCTCAAAACTTGCATAATCAAGTTATGGTTTGATATATCGACATTTGACGGCCTGCTGACGGTTTTTTTCACGCCAGGCGGCAACATTGATAAGAGCGATGCCGTGTTTTTCCATTACATCGGTGCGCTCTTTGCCGGTTTCTTTGCAGGTGATAGTGCGTTTTATTGTCGTTGTTGGAGTCGGGGCCAGGAGCACTACGCCATTAGCAATCCATTTCTCTAAGAGTGAATCACTAATGCGGTTTGCTGCAGCGAAATCTTTTTTAGACATAGTCGCTGATGCATTCATAACAACGGCGCGTTCTACGGCGCTGCTTAACACTTGACTAAGTGAAGGCATAATCAGAGCGGTAATGTTATCGATGAACTCTTTAGACTCAAGTAAGTCAGATGCGAGCTGAGTATTTGCATTTTCAGTTTGCATAACGCAGTATCTCCTTTTGTCGTTCGTGTTCTATGGTGTTACATGTGGTGTGTTGTCACTTTAGATCGCAAAAACGATTTGGTAAATGTTTTTTTATCACTTATCGGTGTTTTTTATGGTCATTGAGAAGGCGAGTAGCTCGCAAGTTATTGAAAGATTGATGTCTTCTTATGGTGTGATGTCTCAAAAATCTTTAGCTGAATCCTTAGAGATCCCTGCTAATAATATTAGTGGTTGGGTACAACGCGACAGCGTACCTGGTAACGCAATTATCAAATGTGCACTGGATACGGGCACCGATCTCGAATGGTTAGTGACGGGTAAGCTTGCAAATGCAAGTTCAGTATTTAATGAGCCAGGTAAGAAAGGTAAAGCGTTACTTGATGAAATTCTTGCTTCTGGTGGAAAGGCGGTTTTAAGGCGTATTTTAGATTCCTATGGTTTTCATACCCAGAAAGAGCTAGGCGATTTATTAGGGATTTCCTCCGGTACCATCAGTACATGGGTCCGACGTGATTACTTTCCAGGTGACGTGGTTATTACCTGTGCGTTGGATACAGGAGTATCTCTTGAATGGCTCGCAACAGGTAATACAAGGGTTATGCCAGCTATGGCTCAGCCTGTTGCTAATGAAAGCACAATCATCAACGTTGAGAAGAAACTATTGATCGCAGGTAAGCTAGAAGCTCAAGGGTATTGTGTTATCGATGATAGCTTCTTACCTGATGGTGTTGATAGAGAAAATACCTGCTTAATTCGTGGTGGCCGTAAGTCATGGCTTGTTGATTTAAGTGCTAAAGAAATTTCCAACGGCAGCTGGTTATTAGATATTGATGGAATTATGGATGTTTATAGCGTATCCAGAATGCCAGGAAATCAATTACGTGTTATTGGATATGACACCGAGTTCGATTGTGGAGTTAACCAAGTTATTGCAAAAGGTGTTGTAGTTTTAACTATTAATCAAACTATATAAGGACATATTGTGGAAACTTCTGCTTTTATTTATATCAATGCTAAAAAAGTAATCAATGCTTACTCTATCTACCAGGTAAGTGAAAGTGAATTACATCTTCAAGGAATATGTAGTAGAAGCAACAGCCTTAGAACATTTCGTAAGGATAGAGTATTAAAAGAGTGTGGTTCTCTTGATGAGGCAATTTCACTTCTGAGTGAGTATCCTGTATCAGAACATGAATTTTTAGTAAGTAAGCCGAAGAAAGTTAACTTGTTTGAGGTTTGCTTCACTGGGTTTAAGAAGGATGATAAAGAAAGACTCACTTCGGTAGCCATCGAAAACAAAATGTCTGTGCGCAGCTCTGTGACTCAAAATCTTCAGGTGCTGTGTTGTGGGTACAATGCTGGGCCTTCTAAAGTTTCTGCTGCAAGGATGAAAGGCATTATTATTCTAAACGAGAACGGCTTTTTGCAGTTGCTGGAAACTGGCGAGATTGCTAACACATAACCTTAGTATCATAGCACAAAATATTCTTTGGGAGGCAATTTTGGAAGAGAAAGATAGTTGGTTGGAAATTAATAACACTATAACGATAGTTGATGATTTTATTATGTTTTTAGATTCTGAAAGTGAGAGGTTTAAAGAGTCTTCGCTGCAGTCAGTTATTACGGATATATATGGACGCGCTAGAAATCTGAAGGCAAGGCTCAATAGACTGAGGAATATCATTGCCCACTCTTCCTCTGCATTAAAACTGTTTAATAAATTATTTGATAATAAAGAAATATCAAGCTTCAATAGTGAGATTTTTAGGTTTTTAAGTTTAGATTTTGGGGAGGGTAAGAGTAGTGGTAGTTATTTAAAAGATGCATCAATAACTATTTATCATTTTGAAAATTACATTGATGTTGTTTCAAATGAAATAGAACAGCAGGAAAAAAATCAAAAACGCTTAACTAACTCCTTAAGTAATATAGAGTATAATTTAAAAGAATCAAAGTCACTTGTGGACAAAATAAGGATTGGCTATGAAGATATCAGTAATTCCTTAATAAAAGCAAAAGAGCAAAGAGAAGAGCTAGATAAGTTTGAGCAAACTCTCAGGAAATCTATAATTCAAATGGAGGTGGATAGGGGACAGTATAATGAGAAAAACTCAGTTATAAATAAGAGTTTTGAAA